TTTGTAGGCAGAAGCTAGCATTTGCGCTTTTCTTGCTGACCACTGACCCGGCCTTCCGCCTTTTCCGCCTGCCTTAATACGGTTGAACAGACGCTTTCTCATACCGGGCTTGGTGTAGTTACCAGCTTCATTGACACGGCTCTTGCTTTTCTTTGCCTTGCCGCCCTTCTTTAGTTCTTGCGGAGTATTATGTTTTTCACTTATTTCTTTTAGCCGCGTAGATAGAAGTGCATCTTGTCCAGTGTATTTTGGAGAGGTCCTAGAGTCTTTTGTAATCGTTCTTATTGTACTTGACTCTTGTCCACGTCTAACTTTTCTCTTTTGTTCTCTAGTAGTGGTTTCTGCCCCGTCATCTCCCGGACTTTTCAAAGCATCTCTATATTTTTGTGGTTTAAATTTGAATGGCATACTAACCTCTTATTAAGTAACAGCTACACGCTTTCCCTTTTTCATAAGTTCTATTGCCTTATCAGAAGGTCCATCTAAGTATATTCCTTTACGAGGGGGGACAGTGTATCCTTTGGGGTTGTCCCTCTTTTTATCAAGTTCCTGCATCATATAACGCATAGGAGTCATTGGTGTATACTTTTGTTCTTGAATTTTAGACAATTAATTCTCCATCTCGCATGGCATTAGCCAAACGTACCGCCCGTTGTCCTACCTGAGATGCCCAACGCGAATCAAGCATCTCAACTGCTGCTAAAGAAAAGTCACGGT